ATGAAAAAGTAACGATAAATATTTGCTAGAAACTTAGGTGTCCTCTTTTCCTCTTTATATCTATTAAGCAGTCCATCCTCCTCTATCTGCTGCTTTAAAACAGCAGCTTTCATGACCTGAGGAGCATAAACCCAGTCCATGGCCCTGTTTAGCTCCTCTTCGCGGCTCATACCACCGAACCGGCGACTCCGCCTCTTAGTACTCTCAGGATCATTGGGGTAAAACCCTCTTTCAACCAAGAATTTGCGATATTTGTCCTGATTAAAGGTCTGATGCCGCATTTCGTGACCTTTGACCATCATTCTAAGCCAGTCATCGGTCATACCCTCAGTTAATATGCGTCTTTCCTCCCGATTTATCTTATGATCACCAATTACCCAATCATATGCCCGCTCAAAGAACCCCGCAGTGGCCTTTGTTATCATCTCAGGCGTGACATTACCACCTCTCTGATCAAATGTTGCGAAACCCTCTACAGTTCCATCCTTTTCCTCGAGCAAATGAGGATTACGCTTAAAGAAAGTACGATATACACGCTCCTCACGTGATATTGGCTCTATTGAGTCATCTACGAGCCCTCTTAATCTATCAAAGAACTGCTTAGGTGTGTTTTCGGCATCCCATGACTCTCCATATAGACCCAAGTCGCGTACTTCAGGAGAGAAATTCAACACGCTTGCGTCAGTCTTTTCAGCAATAGGGTCCAGCATACCCTCTAATTGGCGTCTATGCCCAGCCAACAGCGCACCCCTAAACCGCTCATCAGTGAAGGGCGGTGGGAGATCGGGCTTAGGCCCAGTAATCCGTTGTTGCACACTCTTAAATCGTTCATCAGTGAAGACCGCATTTGGAAGGTCTTCAGGTCGCGGAGGGCGTTTGGGTCTGGGCCGAGGTATCGGCGGACCTTTAGGGGCAGGAAGACTTGGATTAATACCCATAGCCTAATCCAGCACCCTAAAGCCCTTAGTCAACAGATTTCCTGTACCACCGCTTCCACCACCACCTCGGCGTTTCTTCTTAGCACCCGCAGCACGTTCTAGACGGACCTGCTTCTTTTGCGAACCCTCTACAGCATCCACCACTGCCTGAAATCCCTTCCCACCGAGTTGACGGGGAGACACACCTAACTGGCGTGGGGAGGTCCCTATCTGGCGTGGGTTGGTCTTGTCCTTACGCCGACCAGTGATGGTCTTGGGCTTCTTTCTATGTGGCATTTTTGGAGCGGGTGCTTCCCGCTTTTCCCCTTAGCATTACGCTTCCAAAAATCACCACCATACACAGCCTACTACTAGAGGGCTGCTCGGGTTGCCAAGGATCGGCTCCTCGTATGGGGGGCAGAGGGCACCTTAGCATTGGCATTACAGTTTCTTAAACCCCGCCTTCATCTCTGCATCCGTAAATGGGCCAGAGCCTAGAGGACGCCGACCTAACGAACCTGCACCAAAGGAGGGGAAGCCAGTAGATGTTATCCCAGCAGGAGGGAGCGCCATTGGAGATTGGATTCCTAGCGCTCGGCCTGTATTCATGGGATTAAGAAAATCTGGACTTCTTCTGTTACTTCCCCGTGTAGCAGTAAGAGCACTGGGACCTCTAAATTTAGTATGGGGCATTACAGCCTCCTATGTTATAGACTAGCTCCCGTCATTGGATTAGCCTCTTGATTGATCTCTGCAGGTGTTGAAGCATCGCCCGTCTGTTGAGCCGATGGGCCAGCACCACCTTGGGCAGACTGATCTGTCGCTCCACCCTTCCTACGTGGATTGAGCATCTCTGAAACCTGCGCTACTTCCTGTGCCTCTTGCTGGGCCTGTTGCTTCTCCTCATCAGTCTTTTCGATGCTCTGTGGGTTGATGTTGAGTTGCTTCATAAGTGTAGTAAGTGTGCGATCGGCTGAGAACCTCTGCATAAACGCACGGAACAAGAGAGGATTGGCCATCACTGATTGCATAAGGGCCATGGTCTTCTGGAAGTCCCTCACGCGGGCCAACGTCTGACTCAAGCCACTGACCTTGATCTGACACGGCTTAGCAAACGAGGCGTATCTGTCTGCGGGCGTCATCTGCGACAGCGTAAACGCCAACTTCAGTCCCACTGCGCTAATGATCTGGTCACTGTCTAAGTCGCCAGCATTCTGAAGTATGGTAAGGAACGCCTTCCTAAGCATAGGACCAATCAAGTTGTTTTCGAGGTCTGTGGAGATGGCATCTAACACCGCCGCCTGAGACTGTGATGCCTCAATAACCTCAGTAGCCTTGACCTCACGCGGAGGCAGGGAACCAGTCCTGATCTCGTTAGTGAAGGCCGAAGCTAGGAACTCTCTATTAAGCTCACCCAGGATGGCCATGGCATCAGGCGGCACTACCCCACTGTCAACTCGCTCTAGCACCTTCACTCCTGGGGGAAGTGTTGAGTTAACCATCAGGGTTTCACCCTGGGGAATGCCGCCTGAAACTTGTCGTGGGTCCTCTAACCCATCAATACGAAGCTGCTTAATACCCCACACTGCGGCTATAGCGCCATCAATCATAAGGTTGGTTAGCTCATTGATGGCTGCACCAAGAGGAGTAGCATGATCCGCTATGGCCTTATGCCATACGGAGAAAGGTACACGTATGAGGGGCTCAGCTACAAATGGGCTCTCCTGATGCCACATGGGGTTTGGCTCAGGCTTTCGTATGAGGTGCTTGTCGTTCGCCACGGTGGCAACGACATTGTTGTGCATGATCTTCCCATCCTCGTCCAACATGCAACCCCAAAACTCATCCAACACAACACGGCGTCGGAACCGGGGTGGTGTTGAGGGGTCATGTCCAACCAGGGAAGCGCGACGTGTGTCTTCCTCTTCACGCTTGAAATCCTCTTCGATCTTCGCAACCATGGCACGATCATACATGCCATTCTCTCTATTGGCCTCTGTTACGACCTCATGTAGATCCCTCTCTACACGATGGATTTCATACAAGCCTCTCCCTGTGGGATCAGGGTAATAGTCCTCAGTACGGATGAGGTCGATCTGCAACCGCCATCTAGACCAAGGCTGTGTGACTAGCTTATCATCCTCCTGCTCAACCTCGCCCGTGTCAGAGTTGAAGAACGCCTCACCCGGCTCAGCAACGAACACATGTTCATCAAATGTCCGTCCATGTATCTTCAGAATAATTAGGCTCTCTAAAATACCAACCTTAGCGCCATCACCTAAGATAGTGGCGATATTGGTTGTCTTTAGACCTTTTGGGATGTCACGGAGGAAACAGTTAAGCAGGTCCCGTGCCTGTTCGTTCTTCATGATCTGTTGGGTCTTCGCGGGCAGATCAAACGTGTACCAATCATCCCCCACTTGCGTAATCGCTCGACGGATGAATGCGGCGAACTGCTCAGCAGCCATCGCCAACTTGGGGATGAACTCGGTAGATTGACCCTCTACCTTACCCTTCCAATCTTGCAGCCCCATGTAGGACGCGATGTTGGCGCGGTTCTTCCTAATGCGGGTCTTGCGGGCCTGTTCCGCCTCTTCACGGAACTGCCTGATCGCTGAGACGACTGAGGTGTCACCCCCTGTCGGGCTCACTCCGAGGTTCTCGGCGCGTTCTGCCATAATTCGGTGCCGGTATCCTTATGGTCGATGAGTGCGCCTTGTCCGAGACGCACCATGAACATACACCAATCCTTCGGGTATGGCCAACTAGTTCTACACCACATACGCGACAACGTCGAGGCTGACGAGGCTTTGCCTCGTAATCTTCAGGTACCGAAGATGCCATTTTTCCAAAACATGTACGAGAAGATCACTATGTTCAGTGCTATTCCATATAACACTGGCCGGACGTAGTACTTGTTATGAAACCACCAGAATGACAAGCCAGGGTAGGTTCTCATGAACCATGCACCCTGAGGATTATGAGACTGTGTCTCATCAATCATGCCTGACGGCGTCCAAAGCCATATATGGGCCGGGTAATGCGATGGGTCTTCTTATGCTCTTTCAAGTGAACCGGCACGACTGGAGCCTCATAGGCCACCCAATAGCCAAGTGCATCTGATATGTGAGTGCGACGAAAGTAAGGGTCCTTACGATTGGTGGTCTTACGTATCTTGCCGTTGGTATCGAGGAGGACGTTGTTAAGGTCCGCAATCAACTCATCACATGTGGGTGCGACCAGGATGTTAACCTGCCCCGTCTCAGAGCGACAGGCCGTATTGACGGAGTTCAGCCTTGACGTAATCGGCGGGTTAATTTGGGGGACTATCATCTTCACGGGTGCGGGGTAGGACCTCATCAAGTTCATAATGAGAGTGTAGTTGCTCTCGTTGGTTTGATGTGCTCGGGCACGGCCCGTGGCATCACCATATACACGGAGTTCAGCGTGGTGGGATGGGTAGTGCTGCCTAAAGAGGTCCACCATGTCTGGAATGGAGCCTTCATCCAAGACGAACTCTTTATGGACTTGGAAGATGGATGGGGCCATACCAGGGAGTTCAGAGCGCCATTGACCTACAAGCGATACCATAGGTTCGACGTTGAAGTCCCAGGTCCAGCACAGAGGTAGTCGAGGATCGAGGTCTTGAACCTCTTTGACGTTTATGGCTTCAGCGAACGAGGGGTATGCGCGAGCCCCACCGATCCCAGGGAGCCACTCACCATCCAAACGAATACGTCGTTGAACTGACCCTTCAGGATAAATGCTTTCAAGGACTTTTATCTCCTCTTGATTAAGGTGCGGATTGTCATATATGGAGGCCGCGAAGAGGCCAATGTTCTTCGTGGTGCCTCGTTGCCACGGAACGATGATCCCTTCATACATCCACGAGACACCGCCTGTGTTACCCTCAGGGGGAAGGAGGGTAACGGTGCCAAAGAGACGGAGGGGCCTCGCACCGATACGGATTGTGATTTCCTCGTAAATATCTTTTGGATGCTCTTCATCAATCTGGACCCAATCACGCTCTGCTCCTTGGTACTTCTTACGTCCACTATCTGCGGACTTGAACCCGATGATAGAGCCATTCTTTAATTTTAGTATCTGGTCAGAGACACGCCACTGATCTATTTCCCCATCGGGGATGAAGGGGGGATGGGTCTGTCCTTGTGGGACGAAGCCGTTATCGAAATACTTTGGCTGGATGGTATCCCGTGAAGTCGGAAAATCGAGGGAGGATACCCAGCCAGTCGTGGGGCTTCCGTTGATCCCGAAACGAGCGAGATACGCTCCAACATAGGCACCAGCATCAGACTTACCGGATCGGTTTGCGGCAAAGAGCCAATTTTCACGATTGAGCCTCTTTAGAACGCTTTCAATGAAGGGTTGCTGTTTAGGTGTAGCTTGCCAGTTTAGAAGGGGATCATCCTGACGACGCTTTAGGATTTCCTGGCCGAGGACAACGATGTCTCGCAGAGCGGCTTCCCTCATGGCTCATCCTCGAACTGACGTAAGGTTGCATTTAATAGGCACATAACCATGGAGTGGAGTTGATATGTCTCATTGACCGTCCAGACACGGTTTACGTGGTGCTCCTTGTCTATATAGGCGATGACGAGGCACTCCATATCCTCGACGCATTCAAGAGCCTCATGCAGAACAACTTCAGGAGAGGGCCGGCCCAGGCTGGTTACGTTGCTCATGAGGGAAATGTGGCACTTTTGCAAGGGATTGTCTAGCTTCGCTGCCGTAGGGAGTACAAAGAGAGAACATCCACTTATGGGTTCAGTCTCTAGCGTAGGTACTCCCCCCCCTACCCCCCCCTGTTTTACTAGGGCGACCCCACCCCCGTGACTTGCGAATACTTACGAGTACTAGGGTATACTGTCT